CAGGATGCTGAAGGACCTGTTGAACCCGGTGGATCTCATCGAGCGCAACACCGAGAAGATCACCACTATCCTGAACGACCAGTACCAGAATCTCACCCAAGCACTGGAGCGGATCGAGCAGAAGGTTGACCATGATGGTCGATGAGCGGATCGAGCCGGACCTGGAGTGGGAGCGACCACAGATACTCCCGCTGGAACAGATGCGCGCCTCCCGACCTGAACGGGTGGGCATCAAGGCGCTGATCATCATCGGCATCTGCCTGATGTTCTTCTCCTCGCTGACCTCCAGCGTCGGGGTTCTGCTGATCCGCCAGACCCAGGTCGAGAACCGGCCCGTGGCGCTGAACACCAACCAGTTGGTCAAGTACGTGCGCGACTGCACCACCGTCGGCGGCGAGTGCTACGAGAAGAACCAGCGTCACCTGGCTCAGACACTGGGCAGCGTCGACGTGCAGAACCGCCGAGTCTCCTCAGCCGCCGCCGCCTGCTCTCTGGGGGTACCGCAGGACCTGAGCCAGCATCGGCGCTACCTGATCATCAAGCGGTGCGTGGACCGCACCATCAAGGCCGAGCCCTAGTCAGTACAGGTAGGCGACTGCAACGCCCTCCACTGCCTGCGACCCGTAGGGGGTGCCGTCGTCGAGACGGTAGGCGGTGCCCTGGATGGAGTTGATGTTCGGGGCCAGCATCGCCTTGAACGGCACCGTGCCGGTCTCCTGGAACACACACGAAAGCACACCCGCAGCACCGGACAGGTCAGTGGAGGTGAGCACGTCGAAGGTGCCGTCGGCGTTGGTGACCAGCGAGACCCGCCGCACCATCACCGTGGTCACCCCGCCCGCGTAGGGGCCGGACATGGCCAGCAGTTGGCTGGTGCCGTAGTCGCGCCGGGTGGCGTTGTCGACGATCTTCCACTGGGTGCCGGTCCAGTACCAGGTGACACCGGGGGTGTCGTCGAGCACCGACAGGGAGTTGGTCTCCGGCACGATGGTCGACAGGGCGCGCACCGAGTCGTTGGCGTAGTGCAGCACCATCCGGTTCTTGCCCGCCAGGCTGATCCCGATGCCGGTGGCGATGGTCTCGGTGTAGCCGTCGGAGTTGTGGACCACCTCCAGCGGGTCCCCGGCGGAACCGTCGCCGGACAGGGAGGTGTCGGTGTTGACCGCACCAGGCGAGGCTGCGGTAGGTGCACGGGGGGTCCACTTGCTGGTGGCCGAGTCCCAGCCCAGCACCTGGTTGTTGGTGGGCGCTGGGGCGTTGACGTCGGGCAGGTCGTCCAACTTCGCCGTCGACGAGAACGCGACCGCGAAGTCCCACGGGTCAGCGATGGTCCCGGTGCCGGTGATGGTGACGGTGAAGACCGACCCTGCCACCCCGGCGACACCGACGTCGCCGGTGATCACGAACGGGTCCGAGGCTGTACCGGATCCCTCGATGGAGGTGTGGACACCGGGGATGATCGAGCAGGCGCAGGTCGAGCCGCCGCAACACCTTGGCATGACTACCTCCTCACCAGACCGCTACCGAACAGTAACCGCCACCACCGGCGCCACCGACACTGTTGATGCCGCCGCCGCCGCCACCGCCGCCGCGTGCGCCAGCACCACCGGCGCCGGTCGGGAACCCGCCGCCTCCGCCACCGGTCCCCGCGCCGTAGGCGTTGGAGAACACCGCGTTGCCAGCACCCCCTGCTCCACCGGACCCGGCTGTACCACCGGCGATGGAGAAGGCGAGGTTGGAGCCACCGGCGCCAGCGGCTGTGCCGGTGTTGCTGGCGGAGATGCAGGCGCCACCGCCACCACCAGTGCCGCCGAAGGAGACGGTGGTCTGTCCTGCGGTGGACCCACCGACCTTGGCTGTGCCGCCTGAGCCGCCGCTGTACATGCCGATGCCACCGGCACCTGGAGTGGGGTCACCACCGCCGCCGCCGCCGCCAGCGTTCGTTCCACCGGCCCCACCGCCGCCACCAGCAGCGGTCAGGATGGTGCCGAAGGAGGTCGCGGTCCCCGCCGCGCCGTTGCCACCCGAACCAGAACCGACACCTCCTGCGGTCCCACCGGTGCCGCCGGTTCCGACGGTGACCGACACCGACGACGGGAGGTCGGTCATGTAGAACTGGTTGATCGCGCACGCGCCACCACCGCCGCCGGAGCCGCCCCAGCGGTTCTGGCTCGACAGGTTGCCAGCCCCACCGCCACCACCGCCGCCTGCACCAATGACGGTGACCTTGGCGATGGACTTGCCGGTCGGCTTGGTCCAGGTGCCCGAGGCGGTGAAGTTGGTCACCGACACCGACGGGATCGTCAGGGTCGCCACGGCGGACAGCACCAGCGGGTCGTCGATGGTGCCCGACCCGGTCAGGGTCAGGTCGACCGAGCCGGAGTCGGCCACGGTGATGGTGTTGGTGACCAGCGAGGTGATCACATAGGGGTTGGTCTTCGACCCGGTTCCGGTGACCGAGATGTTGTTCCCGGGGATGATCCGGCAGGAGCACTCGTCACTTGCGCAGCCGCAGCGTCGCGCCATGTTCTACCTCCGGGTTTCAACCGTCTTGGCCGTCGCTGGTTTTGGTCAACCAAAACTCAGGTGGCCGTTGTGCTGACCTGAGCGTAGGGCATCAGGCGTTGAGCCAGGCCGAGTACACGCGCGTCCCGTTCGGCGGGGTGTTGAACACCCGCTGCTTGCGGTTGACCGTCGCCCACGCTGCCACGGTGGCGGCACTGGTCTCGGGTCCCGGGTAGGCGACCAGCAGTTGGTACCCGGACCCGTCGGCGTCGACCATGCAGATCCCGATCCACCGCAGGGTGGAGTTGGGGGAGTTCTGGGAGCCGACCTCGGAGTAGTAGGTGCCGTTGAAGAACACGGTGTCGTCGTTCCAGTTCGACACCAGCCGGGCAGTGGAGTCGATGCCGGGGCCGAGCAGGTCCAACGCTGCGGTGGGCCGGGGACGTGCCTCCACCATCGCCATCCGCCGGGAGATGTCGCGCACCCACTCGCGGAAGTCGTTGGGGTCGGGGTTGGTGCCGGACCTCATCCGTCCACCTCCTGGGCGACACCGGCGGCGTCGGGGTCCTCGCCACGGTTGGGGGCCGGGCTCATCACCACCGCCACCTTCTCCCCCTCGGAGGCGGTCTGGGTGACCCGGACTTGGTCCAACTTCTGCCACTGGCTGATCTCGATGACGGTGCCGGTGGCTCTCAGGGGGTGCCACACCCCGGGCACCAAGGAGTTGATGTCGATGGGGGTGTCGGGTCGCAGTTGGGTGCCGTCGGGGACCCGGACCTGGTAGGGCGCGGGGTAGCGCGAGGCGATGCCACGCTGGGCCTGCTCGACCAGGGACTTGGTGATCCGGTCGCGCTGCTCGCGGGTGACTGTGCGGGCATCCTCGGTGGACTCGGTGAACCCGGTGGCCAGGATCTCCACGCCACCGTAGGGAGAGTCGGGGTGTTCGGCTGCACCCCACAGGCCGTTGTTGTCGGTGGCGGCGTAGTAGTCGGCCAGTGACAGCCCGTACTCGGTGATCACCGGGGGTGCGGTGAAGTTCTCGGTGCGCAGTTCGATGCCGCGCCCCACCGGACGGTGGGTGTCGTTGAGGATGATGCGGCGTCCGATCACCGAGTAGTCCAGTCCGGCGTTCGCGGCCAGGTCGTCGATCTCGGCGTAGGCGGTGCGGGAGTAGTCGGGGACGGTGCGGGCCTGCTGGGCGTCGTCGGGGTAGGTCAGCAACGTCAGGTACGGCAGCACGTTGGGGTCGCGTGGGGCCAGGGCGTTGGCGATGATGATCCCGGCCCGCTCCACCACCGAGCGCAGGCCACGGGGGGTGTTGTTGACCACCCGGTAGGTGTCGTTGTAGCCCTGCCGCATGATCCGCCGGTACACGTAGCCCATCACGTCGTAGGCGTCGAGGGTGAAGCCGGTGGGGGTGTCGGTGACCTTGGTGATCGGCCCCTCTGCCACCCGCACCCCGTCACGGAACACCACCAGTTCGTGCATCCAGGTGTGGGTGTTGCGCAGCAGGGCCGCAGCGTCGGCGTCGAAGCCGTTGGTGGTCACTGAGATCGAGCCCAGGTCGTCACGGACCCGGTTCCATGACACCGACGAGGTCGGGGTGACCTCACCCCGGCGCACCATCCCACCACGGTCGTAGATGTAGACCCGGTTCACACCCGAACCCAGCACCTGGCCGATGTCGGTGAAGTCGACGGGGATGTTGACCGGCTGGGAGGCGTAGGTGTGGAAGTGCTCGGAGTCCGACCAGTCCGACGGCGGCACCGCCGAGGTGGAGGTGGTGCGGACCTGGTACTCGTAGTGCAGCCCCGGCGAGAAGGTGTTGGACGGCAGGTCCCAGAACGGATCCGAGCCCGGGTCGGTCACGTCACCGGTGCGCAGCACCCAGTTGGTCGACCCCACCACCCGGTACTGGAGGTCGGCCTTGACCTGGGTGGCACCGGGGCTGAAGTCGCGGAACTTCCACTCCAGGCGCACGTCCCCGGCCACATCCAGCGCCTCACCTCGGACTGGCGAGACCAGTGTCGGGGGGATGGTGGTGCCGGTGACGTAGAAGGACCGGGCCAGCGCCCACGGTCCCCAGTCTCCGGCGGAGTCACGGGTCTTGACTGTCCACTCGTAGTACACCCCCGCCTTGAAGGTGCCCGGGTCGGCCACGTAGTTGTCGAACGGGGTCTTGGTGAAGGTCTTGACCTTCCAGTCCCCGGCAGGGGCGGTGGGGGTCTTGGCCTTGCGCCAGCGGATCTTGAACGCCGACGCCTTGTCGTTGTCGTCGGGGTCCTTGAACGCCCAGTTGAAGGTGGTGGCGTCCAGCACGCTCAGAGTGGCGTTCTCCGGCGGAGACTGGAGCGTCGGCTCGTTGGGCGGGCGGTTGGTCCAGAACGTCACCCCGTTGTAGTTCTTCGACCGCAGGCCCTTGGCGTCCTCGGCATACAGTCGGGCGTAGTACAGGGTGTTGCGGCTCAGGCCCGTCAGCGTCACCTTGGCCCGCTTGTCGGAGTCCACCAGGTCTGACTTGACCACCCGCGCCCCGGACATGGACTTGCGGTCGGAGTAGCGCACCACCAGCCGGACGTTCTGCTTCTTCTGGGTGGCGGGCTTGCCCGGCGAGGTGGGGTCGACGGTCTTGGAGTCGGAGTCACGTACCACCGCCGAGATGGTCACCGAGTGGGCGACCTTGGTGGTCATGTCCTTGGTCTCGGACTTGCCGTCCACCTTCACGTCGCTGGGCACGCCCGGCGGCTGGTTCGCCGGAGGCGGAGTGGACCAGGTCAGG